GATAATATGGCCCGTTGACACCATGAGGTGTCCAAGGAGAAAAAAATGAGTTTTTGGAAAACATTAGGTAATGTTGCAAAAACTGCTGGTAATATCATGAATCCTATTGGTGGTATAGCTGATGTAGGTTTAGGATTTATGAATTACAGTCTGCAAAAACAAAATTTAGCATATCAAAAAGATATGCAACAACAGGCCTGGGCCAGAGAGGATACAGCTACGCAAAGAAGAGTTGAAGATTTAAAGGCAGCAGGATTAAGTCCCACCCTTGCTGCTGGATCGGCAGCTCAAGTTACTCCTCCTATTAAGACTAATGCTCCTCAATATGATGGTCCGTCTCTTCAGCAGAAGGCCTTGGATTATTTAACAGAAAGTCAGATGAGAGCAAATATAGCTCAGACTCAAGCACAGAGTGCTTTACTGGATACTCAAAGAAAGGTTCTGGAGCATGATTTTAGTACGTATTCTCAAGTACCTGGGCAGACGTCTAAGGATCATGGTACTATACCGCTTCTTACAAGAACGTTTTTTGATTTAACCGATTGGTTGTTTCCAAAAAAAGATACCTCAAAACCTGCACATAGTGCAACTTTTCAGGAGTATAAAAAAAATCGTAGTATATCTCCAGATGTATTAGCTTGGAAGGAAAAGCTATTAAGCCTTGGGACTTATAAACAAACTCATGAACCGAAAGGAGGAGGAGGAGGAGGTGCTTGGTAAATTGAAGAAGTTAATAATATGGTTTATTGAAACATTTAAGGTTGCGATATCCATAGGTATTGTTATAATAGTATTAGTATTAATTGGGTGTGCGAATTTGGAGTCAATCGTACACAAGCAAGAGAATGTTTCACGTGAAACAGCATTAATAAAAATAGGAGAAAAAGAGTGGCCTACAGAAAAAGAAAGAGTCGTAGTCAGCGTAAGTATAGGTCTATGCGTAAAAGCAGGAGACTCAAAAATTACTATGGCAGCCGTGGGGGTATAAGGTTGTGATGTGCAATGCACGAATCCTTCAATAATAAGAAACCCAAAGTATGACTTTGGTAAGACTGATCAGCCGCAAGGCTTATTGGTCCCTTGTGGAAAGTGTATGGCATGCAGGATAGCTAGAACAAGAGAGTGGACTGTGAGAATGATGAATGAATCAAATTGTCATGAAAATAACGTATATGTGACACTTACGTATAGTGACGATCATCTTCCAGAAAATCACTCTCTGTCTAAAAGAGAGGCTCAGTTATTTCTGAAGAGATTAAGAAAAAGTATTGAGCCTCTTAAAATCAAGTATTACCTGTGTGGAGAATATGGCGAAGAGTATAGTCGGCCTCATTATCATGCAATTATATTTGGACTCGGTATTGAATCGGAAGATTTAATAAAAAGTGCCTGGCCTTTTGGTTTCATTAAGGTAGGCTATGTTGAGCACGATTCAATACAATATGTTTCTGGATATATTCAAAAAAAATTTAGCGGTAAGCTAGGTGAACAAGTATATGGTGAGAGATTGCCTCCATTCCATTTACAGAGTAAAGGGCTTGGAAAAGAGTGGGCTATACGAAACCAGCGACAATTAGAACAAAAACTGACTGTAACAGTTGGTGGTGTTCCTATGGGTTTGCCACGCTATTATAAAAAAATTCTTGAAATAGACAGCGAATTAACGAAAGTTGCGGCTCTCGAAAGAGAAAAAGCGTTCGAAGAAAGAGCGATAAAGAAAGGAGCCGTAACGGAAGTGGAAAAAGCTGACTTAAGACAAGAATCAAGAATACAAACAAATATAAACTTAGTGGCAAAATCGAAATTATACACCAGGAAGGGTGTTAATAATTAAGCGCCGAGAAAGTACTCTTTCCGGCGCCAAAGTCGGCGAAGCCGACAAGAGGAACTATCATGGCAAAGATGAATCTGTATGTAGTGTATGACAAAATCGCTGGTGAGTGTGGCCCCGTTTTCGAAGCCAAGAATGATGGCGTTGCTATGAGGCAATATCGGCACCTTATCAATGAGAATCCGACTGTTATCCAGGATGATTTTTCTTTGATTCAGGTCGGAACGATTGATAAAGAGTCCATGATCATTGAACCTGGACAAGATTATCATGTTTTAATTGACCTTGAAGTTAAAGAATTGGAGGAGAAATGAGTAATATTTACAACAAAGTTCGGGTGAATAGACCTGGAAGAAGTGTTTTTAATTTGTCTTATGACAAAAAGTTTGACGGTGATATGGGATATTTATACCCTGTCTTGTGTGATGAAGTGGTACCTGGTGACGTAGTGAAGGTTGGCAATCAGATTGTCATACGTTTCCAGCCGCTTGTAGCTCCAATTATGCATGAAATAAATGTGTATACGCATTATTTCTTCGTTCCATATCGTCTCCTGGATGACGATTGGGAAGAGTTCATAAGCGGTGGTGTTCAAGGCGATTCTGCGGCTGTATTGCCTCGATGGAATCCAACTAATACTACAAAGGGATCCCTTTGGGATTACCTGGGCTTCCCTGTTGGAGTAGTACCTACTGGTGCATTGCCTCTGGATTTCCCACGGCGTGCTTATAATTTCGTGTATAACGAATATTATAACGACCAGACTCTTAATGAAGGAGGAGTATCCCTCACTAATGAAATTATTTTAAAAAGAGCTTGGGAAAAAGATTATTTTACAAGTGCTCTTCCTTTCCAGCAAAGAGGTACTGCTCCTGCGTTGCCGATTTCTGGAACTACAAATGCAGCTTGGTCATCTGCAAATATTATTGATGGATTTGCTAATGGCGCAATTGCACAATTTAGTAAGTCAGGAACAGTTCCAAAATTGTCAGTCCCAGATAGTCAAGCTGTTCAAAATGCACGTGAATTTTTTAATAATAATACAGTTGATTTTGGTGATGCAGCCACTTTTGATGTTTCTGATTTGCGGTTGGCTTTCCAGGTACAGAGATGGATGGAAAGAAATGCAAGGTCTGGTGTTAGGTATACCGAATTCCTGAAGGCACACTTTGGCGTATCGCCTCGTGATGAGCGTCTGGATAGGCCCGAATACATAGGAGGTACTAAAGCTCCAGTAATAGTATCTGAGGTGCTCCAGACAAGCTCTACGGACGCTACATCACCCCAGGGAAACCTAGCAGGTCATGGTATAAGTGCAAGCGGCAACATCGCTGGCACGTACAGAGTTCAGGAGTATGGTCTGATTATCGGTCTTATGTCTGTTATGCCTCGTTCTGCGTATCAGCAGGGCATCAATAGACAATGGCTGCGGCGAAGTAGATTTGACTTTTACTTTCCAGAGTTTGCCAATTTGTCTGAACAACCAATTGAAAATGCGGAGATTTATGCTACAGCTTCGGCAGCTGAGAATACTGCAGTTTTCGGGTATCAAGGACGTTACAATGAGATGCGAAGTAAATCATCTATTGTCTGCGGTAATATGAGAGATACCCTGGACTATTGGCATTTGGGAAGAAAGTTTACTTCTACACCACTATTGAACCAGTCTTTCATTGAATGTAATGCTACTAAAAGGATATTTGCGGTTACGTCTGAGCCTGGATTGATCATTAATTGTGGAAATATATTCTACGCTGTTAGACCGCTTCCGGCTTATGCTGAGCCTGGTCTGATTGATTAAGCATAGGAGAAAAAGAAATGTTTCAAACAAAGTATAAGAGATTAGAAGTTCCGGAAGAAAAAAATTCCGGAGAGTTGTTGGTTGAACAAGATTACATTTCAACAGAGAAACAAATTCTTTCTATGATTCATGCAGGAGAAAGGTTGCGGATTTATAGAAAAGAATGCTGCGATCTTCAGGATGACGAAGAAGAATTTATTCTTGATCCGACCAGAGAACCAAACTTTGACCTGGCGGATGCAACGAATATCTTGAATAATATTCGTCCAAAGGAAAAAGAAGAAGTTTTACCTGGAGTCGAACCTGGAGTCGAACCTGGTCGACCAGGTAAAGAGGAAGTGACTGAATAAGGAACAGCGGGCCATATTTTCTGACTTGATGATAATATGGCCCGTTGACACCATGAGGTGTCCAAGGAGAAAAAAATGAGTTTTTGGAAAACATTAGGTAATGTTGCAAAAACTGCTGGAAATATCATGAATCCAATTGGTGGTATTGCCGATGTCGGTTTAGGATTTATGAATTACAGTCTGCAAAAAGAAAATTTAGCATATCAAAAAAATATGCAACAGCAAGCCTGGGCCAGAGAGGATACAGCCACGCAAAGAAGAGTTGAAGATTTAAAGGCAGCAGGATTAAGTCCCACCCTTGCTGCTGGATCAGCTGCACAA